TAGTGTTTGCACTAGTTTTATTAACTGTTTTACTAAAATTATCTTTTAAATTCAAAATAGTATTTATACTTTTACTAGCCATTTATTCACCTCTATTCCCACCAAAAATAGCCTTATATTTTTCTTCTTCTTTTTTGTAAAACTCATTTTGAGCATGATGTAGAAATATTTTTTCTATAAAACTCTTGTTAGCTAAATCATCAAGCGTTATTCCTCTAACAACATAGAAGGCATACATATTAAATTCTTCATCATGCTCTATTAGTTTTTTATTTGTTCAGCTTTGCCACCTATATCAATTAAATCCATTAACTGTTCACCAATTTCCAAAATGTCAGCTAAATCAAATAACTTTTCTACGGTATCAAATGGGTCTGCTATATCTAATTCTTTATGTAGTTCAGTGTCTTGAAGCATATCACAACACATATAAATTAATTTCTTAAATGCTATCACCATTTTTTTGGTATCTTTTCCTTCTCCAATTTCTTCCATCACATCTAATACCATATCATCACTAGGCTTTTTGAACGACAGAGTTGCATCCATAGAACTTACAAATATATCTTTGCTTTTAAATTGGTTCTGTTCTTTAAATATTTTTTTTGCCAATAAATCCTTAAAGGTTGCTTTCTTTATAGTTTCTTTGCTCATGTTTTCCCTCCAATAAAAAAACACCCCATAAAAGGAGTGTTTTTGTTATTAATAAATTTAAATAATTTTCTTTGTTATCTCGTTATATATAGCTTGTATATCAATGTTTTTAAAAAATTCAATTTCATGTACTTTACCTTTAGTTGTAATATGTATTTCATTTTTCTTCATAATTTTTATACTATCATTATAGATTAATGCAACTTCGCTTACTTTACTAAAAGGTATAGTATATATTAACGTTTTTGGTTCTTTAAAACTTATATCTTTTTCTACAAATATAAATCTTTTATTTGTGATACAAAAGAATGAAATTAATAATGGAAATATATTTTCAATTTCCTCACCAACTTGTAAGTAAGGTGTTATTTCACCTTTGTATCTTTCAATTGAATTTTCTTGCGTATTTTCATTTTTATTAAATAGTGACATATTATGTCTCCCAAAATATTATTTTATTTTAATCATAACAGAATATGCCACTATTTACAATTATTATATTGTTTCTAACTTCTCATATCCACTAAACTTAATAGGAATTTCTTCCTCGATTATACTTTTAGTTTCAAATTTTGCTAAGTAGAATTCAGTTATTATAACTCCACTTACAGATGCTCTTTCTGACTTTCCAGTAGCTTTATCAGTTAAAGAAGTTACAATTTTTAGTTCTGGCATATTTCCAGATTTATAAGCATCAGCCAACAAAGAAATAACTGTGGAATCTATTTTGCCCATTGTAATACTACCTTCTCCACTCCAACCAGTATAGATGTTTTCAGTTCCGAAATTTCCACAATAACTCACTTCTTCGAAATTTCCAGTAATTTTTAACTCTATACTTTTTAAGGTAGAAATTAATTTACCATTAAACCATACATTTCCGTTTGTACCTATTAGCGTTTTATTAGCCATTTTTATACCCCTTTCTTAAAATATTGATATATTGAACTTTAAGTTTTCCATAGCTCCAAGAATTTTAACATCTCCACCTAGAAATACTATTCTTTTATAGGTGTTATTTCTTACTGTTGCATCATCCCATGTTTCAGCTTCAGGCTTAATTAATACCCATGCTGCTTTTTGTGTTACTACGTCAACATCAGCATAATTTTTATAGCCATTATCTAAAATTTCAGCATCTGTAAGTGCTTTGAAGTATGTATTAATAGCACTGATAAACAATATCTGATTATTATAGTTATTTTTGTACTTACCTACAAAATCATTTGACCATGTATTTTTAATATCATCAACCATTAAATCCATAGCCTCAACAGTGTCTATATATCTCATATCCTCAACATTTGTTGCAGTAAAAGTAGTAAGGGAATTAATACCTAACCCAATTTTTACGTTATCAAAGTCATTAATAAGTATCAATTGACCTGCATTTAATGCTACATTATTATCTGCTACCTCTGTTACTGCTAAAAGATTATTACATACAAAATATGTACTACCTCTATCTACATTACAAGCTGCAAGTATACCAATTAAAGATGGTAAATATTTATCCCCTGTTTGTGTAGCTCTAGTATCATTAAATACTACACTTGTATTTGCAAAATTAATTACATGTTTATTATCTGGCGTTGTTGCGTTATAAACTACAGTTTGATATGTTTCTCCTGCTAATTCTTTTGCTTTTACCCAATTAATAATCGTGGTATAATCTGCTGCTTCTCCTACTGTTGTTATCCATCCAGTCTTTACTGTTGATTCTATAATTGTTAATGCATCAGTCATTGTTTCAGTTGTTGCAATTCTAACTACAACTACTTTATTAGCTGCAAAACTCAATGTATCTGCAATATACTGATAATTTGTAGCTGTATATAGTGCTATATCTGCTTCTAATTCACTTGTTTTCTTATATGTCTTTGTTGTAAAAGTAATATTAGTATCATCTTTTACAATCAATATTGCTATTCCTCTTTCACTTCTTTCAATAAAATTTGAAGCTAATTTCTTAAAAATTATTTCAATGCTTGGTAATGTAATAGCCATTATATCCCAACCTTTCTTATATTATAATATTTAATGTTTCCATCATTTCACTTGTATCTGTATCTGGTAATAACTCAACACAATATAAATCAAAACTACATATTAAAACTCCATCTGATACTTCACTGTTTACGTTTTCAATAGGTATAAAAAAATCTTCTATAACTTCTAAATCTTCAAGTAAAGTATTTTCAATAATGTCTTGCATTTTCATATTGTCTATTGCAGGTTTATATCTATCCTTTGCAAAAAAATAAACCCTGTAAGTCAAGGTTTTTTCTCTGCAAGTTGAGTTATATTTACCATTTGTACTATTTTCTAATCTAACCTTTATTGAAGGTCTTGGAAAATTTTCAGTGATATCTTCTGGTGTTAATTCAATTGTACTGAATGATGTTCCAATTAATGCTTGTTTAATTCTTTTCTCAACTGATTTATGAACGTCAATTAAGTTTACCATTTTATCACCTACAACCCTTTATCTATTACTTCATCTATAAACGTTTGAGCATCATCATAATACTGGCTTTCAAACTGTTTACTTGCTTCCTCAAATACATGTTCACCTTGTACAAATCCTATTTCTTGTCCATCTTTTGTAACTTGTCTATGTCCATTCTCAATAAGGTGTGCATGTGGGGCATATGAATAGTCTCTTATTGCCCATGTGCCATTATATTTATATACTTTACCTTTTTTTATAGATTTAAAGTAATTACCAGTATCTTTTTTAACTTTTCTTTTAGCTGTTGCCAAGGTTACTTTTCTAAGCTTTGTGCCTTCTTTACCCATAAACTTCTTTGACTCTTTGGGCATAGTATCATTTGCCAGCTTTAATAAATTCTTTTCAAATGCTGTAAACTCGCTGATATCAAAATTATTAGCCATTATTCAATCACCAGACTTACAAAAATTTCTATAGAGTCACCATAACGATAGTTAGGATTGAAATATTTTATATTATATCTCTGAAATTTATAGATGAAGTACATATCATTAGCTAAATTTGGTACGGTATTACTTCTTATAATTATTTTATGACTAATATCTGCATAGGTAGTATTACCTTCACCATCTTTAAGGCTTCCACCTTCAACTTTGATTTCTGCCCACACAGTCTTTAATATTTCATATTTATAATCTGTTTGGTCTAATTCGTTTATAAATGGTACTTTACTATAAACATCAATTTTATTTTTTAATCTACTACTTAATCCAATCATATTGTCACGCTCCTTAAAGTAAATTAATACTGTGCATAGACAATATTTGCTTAACTACTGGATTTTGTTTATCATATTGCACTGTTAATTGTCTATTATCAAAAAATTCTGCACAGATTATTAGCAATACGATAGTTAGATCCTCATGTGTATCCAACATGGTATCATCTAATCCTGTAAATCCTTTTATGTAATTTATAGATGCCATAAGTGCTACATTTATTGTAGCTGTTTCCTCAGTAGCATCTATTCTTAAATATTCTGCAATATAAATTGCTGTTACTTCACTTATTTTCATCGGATTTCACACCCTTTTTAGGCTTTACTTCCTCAATATATTTAGTAGACAAGAGGTCTTTTAAGACCCCTTTATCTGTAATATCTCTTTCTTCCCCTAAATACATTGAGATTAAACCACTAAAACTTACTAATGCTTTAACCTTCATTATTTAATCACTCCTCAAATTAGACTGCTTTCATTGTGAGAACTGCAATCTTTTGTGTATCTATTATTTTACTATCAGCTTCCACCCAACCTATTACACCAAGAGCATGTTCATCAGCAAACTTTTCTCTTAACACTTTAACATCTATTTTTCCAGTAAACTTAACATACAATCCACTAAAATCACCATATACAATAACTTTTGCAGCAAGTGCAATCTCAGGCATTGACTCAGAAATATAAACAGACTTTCCAAGCAACTCCCAGCCAAATGCCATAGTAACATCCTTATTCATGATATATTGAC